GTTGATGCGCCTCGCTGCCGCCGCCGCCCTTGCCGCCGCCGCCGCCGCTGGCGACCTTCTGGGCGCGCGGATCGGGCACCGCGTAGACCTTGATGCCGGGCGCGCCGCGCGGGCCCAGCGTGAGCGGCCCGGCGCCGCTCATGCGAACGGCCACTTGCCGCTGCCGGGCGAGCTGGGCGGCGCGGTGTAGGGGATGTCCTCGGCGTTCAGGCCGGCGTTGATCACCACCGAGCCGACCAGATGAGTGCCGAACACCAGCGGCACCGGGCCGCCCTGCTGGCTGTTGTTGGTGACGCCGTTGAACAGGAACGAGGGCCGGTCATCGGGCGCCGCGCGGTCGGTCGCCGCGTCGGGCGTCGGCGGCTGCACCAGCAGCGAGGACATGCCGCCCAGCACCATGGACGCGCCCATCAAAACGACGCTGCCGGTCGACATGCCGATGAAGCCGGCCGCCGCGCCGATGGTGGCCGGGAAGGCAATCGCCGCGCCGATCAGCACCACGCCCGCGATGATCCCGCCGATGGCCTTGCCCCGGCCGCCGCCGGCCGGCCGCGTCGCCGGCACGAGGTGCAGCGGCTGGTGGCCGGCGTTCATGTTCAGGCAATCCACGCCGATGCTGTTGCGCACGCGCGGCGGGCCTACGATCACGCGCCACACGCCTTCGCGGATCAGCCGGCGCAGGCCTGGCCGCAGCATGATCAGGGCGCGGATCGCCTCGGCCGGGCTGTCGACATCGAGGCGGAAGCGGTCGCCGTATTGCCGGGCGGCGCCGTACAGGCAGATCTCGCGAAGCATCACTTGCGCCTCAAAGCCAGAGCGACGTGGCGGATGAAGCGCGAGCGCGGCGCCACGACGCTGAGCCGCGTCGGGTCGACCGGCTTCATGCCGGCGGGATGGTGCAGGATCAGGTCGTTGTCCCACACCACGGCGCCGTGCATCGGCACCCGATAATTGAACGACATCAGCAGGCCGTCGCCCACCTGCGTGGCCTCGCGCTTGTCGATGACGCGGAAGCCGGCCGCGTCGAAGTGCTGGCGGTAGAGATCGAGCCCCTGCTTGTCGTCCCACCAGTTCCAGTCGCGCGGCTCGTCGATCAGGCGGACGCCGAACTTCTCGACGTAGTAGTCGCGCAACAGCGAGTAGCAGTCGTGCACGCCGTGGCGGAAGCCGCGCCCGATCAGCGGCGCTGGCGTGAGCTGATCGCCCCACCAGAAGACGTCGTAGAGCGGCCAGCACATCACCACGAACGGGATGGCGAGCTGCATCTGGTAGCGCATGTCCGACGCGCTCGGGCTGCCCACACCATCAGGATGGCTATGGAAGAACACCTCGGCCTTGGCGACGCGCAGCAGGTCTTCATCGGACAGCGCCACGTCCTTGGTCGGATCGGTGCTGCGATTGTCGAGCCGCACGTATTGGCCGCCCTCGACGATGCCGACCGCCTCCTGCGGGTAGGCATCGGCGGTGTGCTGCTTGGCCGCCTCATGCGCCGCGTCGGTCCACGCCGCCGGCCGCTGCGGCGACATCGGCGCGATCATCGGCGTGGGCTGGAGCATCGGATCACCTCACCTTGCCGACGCCGGGGAAGAAGCGCGCCGGCAGCACCTGCGCCGGGAAGCGGAGCTGGCAGCCGCCCAGGTTGCGCGAGCACTGGTCGTGCGGCGCGTCGGTCGGATTGTTGTTCGGGTCGAACGAGGCAGCGCCGGTGTACGGGCACGTGGCGCGGCTGTAGTCGAACGTGCCGGTCGCCGGATCGTAAGCGCGGTAGATGTGGCTGCAGACGTCGCGGAGGATTTGCCGGCGCGGGAGCTGCGTGCCCTCGACGTCCATGCGGGTCGCCAGCTTGAAGGCGATGGCGACGGCGGTGTGGCTGGTCTTCTGCGCGACCACGAACTTGTCGCGCGTGATGTAGGCGGCCGGATCGGGCGTCTCGCCGTCGTCGAGGAAGCGGCGCAACGTCAGGATGCGAATGATGTCGGCGCCAACCAACCCCTTGTAGCTGTCGAGAAGCAGGTTGCCGGCGCCGTACAGGTTGGAGATCGTGACGGTCGGCGTCGGAAAGGCGCCACGCGTCGTCAGCTCGAAGCCCGAGGCGTCCATCGGCAGCGCCTGATAAAGCTGGCCGCCCCACACGATCTGGTGCTCGAAGTCCTCGGCGCTGGTGAAGTAGAACCACGGCCCGCCCAGCATCGTGGTGTCGAGCTGCCACAGCGTGACCAGCCCCTCGGTGGTGAGCCCGGCCATCTCAGGGCGTCGCCGGCTGCGGGTTGAAGCTCTGGACCAGCGACACAGTGAGCGTGCCGACGATGCCGCTCTGCAGGTTGCGCTCGGTGATGTTGGCGCTCCACTGATCGGCGGTCACGAACAGCGCCGCCGCGCTGTCCGGCGGCGTGATCCAGAAGCCGGCGGCGGCATGCGCCTGCAGGAACGCGTCGCGCTCCTCCAGCTCAGCCAGCGAGGTGAACGGGAAGCTCAGCGACCACGATGGCCGCACCGGATTGAGGCCGCGCGTGCTGCGATGGACGTAGCCGTCGCCATAGGCCACCGAGTCGACCGCGAGCTGAGTGGTGCGCGCGGCGCCCGGCTGGGCGCACCACGGCCAATAGGGTTGCGGCTCGCCTGCCATGGCTCACCTCATGCGTTGGCGCGGCTGTAGAGCGTTCCGCCCGGCCGCTTCTCCTGCTGGATCACGTCGACCACGGCGGCCTTGACGCGCCGGCCGAACTCCAGCGCCGAGCCGGGATTGGAGGCGCCCTGCACTTGGCCCATGTCGAGGTTGACCGTGACGCTGCCGCTGCTGTCGCTGGCGCGCATCGGCTCGACGCGCCCGGCCGCCGCCGGCACGAAGCGCTCGGGACCGTACTCGCCCACGAGGTACGACTGCCCGGCGTCGACCGGCCCGCCGCCCGCGCGCGGCCGGGCGAAGTAGTCGGTGAGGCTGCCGCCCGAGAAGTCGGCATAGCCCGCAGGCGCAGTGGTCGGCGCGGCGCCGAGGATCGAGCCGAACGCCCATTTGAACACCTGCGAGGTGGCGGCCTGCAGCGCCATCCGCGCCAGCATCGACGCGAAGTCGGAGGCGATCTGGCCGAACGTCTTGCTCGACTTGCCCTCCAGCGCATCGAGCCCCTCACCCATCGCGCTGGTGATCGCGTCGAACGTCTGGGCGCCCTGGCTGTAGAGATCGTTGCTGCGCGCGTAGGCGTTGGCGGCGTGCTCGAAGCCGGCGGCCAGTGAGCCGAGATCGTCGTCGTAGCGCTTGGCCTCCAGCCGCGCCTGCTCGATGGCCTCGCTGTCGGCCTTGCGTGCGCGCGTCAGCGCCTGCTGCGTGGCGATGCCGGTCTTCTGGGCGCGCTCGAAATCCGACTGCGACTTGGCCGCCGCCGCCGTGCCGTCGCCGTACTTGCGCTCGACGTCGGCCGCCTTCTGCGCGGCCTCGATCCACTTCTCGTTCTCGCTTCGCCGCGTTTCGTACAGCGTGATCTCGGAGCGGAGCTGTTCCTTCGCCGCGTCGCTCGCTTGGTCGTATTTGGCGCCGAGCTTGCCGGCAATCTCGTCGACCTGCTGCTGGACCTTCAGCTCGCGCTGGAAGTCCTCAATGTTGGTGGCGTGGAACTCCGAGATTTTCTCGCTGGTCTTCTGCGCGGCGTCGGCCAGCGCGGTGTAGCGCTTGATCTGCGCGTTGATGTTGTCTTCGTCGGTCTTGCCGCCGCCGGTCGGCGTGGTCGGCGTCAGCGTGTGCTTCAGCCGCTCGGCCTCGTCGCCAAACGTCGGCATCGCCGGGAATTGGATCGGCGCGCCGATCAGCGCGCCCTGCGCGAAGCCCGGCGTCGCTGCGAAGCCCGGCTGCCCGACCGAGCGGGCGAACGCCTGCTGGCGCGCCAGCGCCGCGTAGGCGTTCAAGCCATACGGGTCCGCCGGCTGGGTCGGCATGCCGGGATAGGCGCGCGCGTAGGCGTTGGGATTGTTCTTCAGCCAGTCCGGCGTCAGGGTACTTTGGTCGACGGTGCGGACCTTGGTGACTTCGTCGAGCGCCGTCGCGAGACCATGCACAACGGCGGTGAGGCCGCGCAGCGTGGCGGTGATCGCGGCAATGACGGTGCCGCTGGGCTGCAGCGACAGCAGGAAGTCGTCCCACGCCGCGCTCAACCCCTTCGACGCCTTGGCCGCGTCGTCGAGATTGTCGCGTAGGAGGTTCTGGCTCCTGGCCGCGTTGATCAGGCGCTGCCACTCGCCGGGGATCGCCTCGATGCGCTTGCGCAAGTCCTCGGCCGACACGCCGGTGCGCTGCGCCGCGAGCTGCAGCACCTGCGCCTGCTCGCTCGTGAGCTTGAAGTTCTTCTGCAGATCATCGACGGCGAGCGCGTAGTCCTCGACCTCGCGGACCTTGGAGATCGCATACGTCACCGCGCCGATGGCGGCGGCGGCGGCGGCGCCAATCACGCCAAGGCGGCCGAGCGACGCGCCGAGCCCATCGAGCTTCGAGGTGAACTGATCGACGCTGCCCGACTTGCCGAGATCGGCCAGCGTCTTGGCGACGTTCGACAGCGTGGTGCCGTGCCGTTGCAGCAGGCTGTTCTGGTCGTCGAGCTTCTGGCCAAACGCGCCGATCTGGCGCGTGGCGTCGGTCATGTTGGTCGCGAACTGCGCGAAGTCCGCCACGAACTTGACGAGGATGTCGCCAATCACCGCCATTGGATCAGCCTCCCCGCCACGCCAGCCGTTGACGGTCCACCTCGCTCAGCTCCCCGTCGTCCGGCGGCGACGGCTCGCGGATCATGAAGAACTCGGCGGGTGATACCGGCGACGACTCGGCCGACCGCACGATGTTGCAGATGATCGAGCACAGCATCGCGAAGTGGAGATCGCTCAGCCGGTCAGGCAGCGGCTGGTGCAGCGCCTCGAAGCGGCGCCAGTCGCGCAGCTCGCGCGGCGTCATCGTCGCTTCGAGCTGGCCGACCGTCATATGCAGCGCCAAAGCGAGCCGATGAAGGAAGGCCCGCTCTGGCGTCAGAGGGAAGGGCCGGCGTCCGCGCCTTCGGCGTGGCCGTTCGGCTGCGCGTCCTCGGCCACCTCAGCATCGGGATCGCTCGGCCGCAGGCCGTTGACGAACGCGGCCTTGGCGGCGAGGTAGCTGAGCCGCTCGCGCAGCCGGAACGGCTGGGCGTAGACCTCGTCGGTGTCGCTGAACACCGCCGCGCCGTCGTCGGCGTAGCGCAGCGCCTGGACGAGCAGCGCGAACGCGCCCTCCTCGCTGTCGCGGCCGAACGCCTCGGTGACCGCGCGGCCGTCGCGGATCGAAAACTCGACGATCCTGATCGGCCGCCCGTTCCAGTTGTCGCGGTTCATGGCGCCGCCGTCTTGTAGAAGTGGACCGCGCCGTCGATCTGGCCGCCCAGCGTGTTGGCCACAGCGGTGTTGATGCCGAGCGAGACATCGAACGTGTTCACGATGCCCATGAAGGTCCAGCCGGTCTTGTCGCGCAGCCGCACGTCGATCACGCAGTCCTCGCCCGAGCGGTAGTACTCGCGCGCACGGTCGAGCGCGACGTCGTTGGCATCGTAGAAGCCGGCGGCGGTCCACGTGCCGATGGCCGGCAGGCCGGCGACGATGCGGTGGGCGATGTCGCACAGCGTGGTGACGTCGATGGTGGCGCCGGCCGGGTTGTTGGCGGTGAAGTTCGAGCGGCACAGCTCAAGGAACGTCGGCTTGCTGAGCGACGCGGTGGCGGCGATGTCCGCCGTCTCGTCGGTGGTGTCGCTGTCCTCCAGCGTCACCGATCCGGCAGCCGAGGCCGACACCTTGAAGGACGAGCCCTCGATGGTGTTCCAGCCGGTGCCGCGCGGCACGACGATGCTGCCGACCGGCGGCTCGCTGCCGGCCGCGACCGAGAGCACGCACGGCTTGGCCTTGGTCGCGGCGGTGACCGGCACCGTCGCCGTGTCGAGCGTGTCGCTGATCATGATGATCGAGCCTTGAGACGAAAGGCGTCCGCCCATAGTGGCCTCCTCACTTCTTCGGCATGGCGCTGGTCGCCGCGTCGACCAGCTTCAGGAACGTGTCGCGGAACGACTGGATGGCGTCGGGCGCGTTGGAGCCGAACAGCGGGCGCAGCCACGAGCGAGCCTTGATGCCGCCGCGCGACGCCGTGGCCCGCCAGCGTTGTGCCGCCCTGAGCTGACGCGCCTGCCGCTTGCTGTTCAGCGAGACGCGGCCCGAGCGCAGGAAATTCGGCGTACGCATCGCGCGCCGGGGCCCGGTGCCGAATTCGAGGAACCGCCACCAGTAGGCGGTCGACGGTCGGACACTCACCGAGCGCTTGCCGCTGGCGCCGCGCCGCTTGCGGATCAGCGTCTGGAACGGCGTCGGGTTGGTGCCGGTGATCGGCGCGTTGAACTCTTCGACATAGCCGGTGAGCGTGCTGCTCGACGGCTCGCGCTGGACATGCACGCCGAGCAGTTGCTGGATCGCGCCGGTGCGCCGGAGGAACGTGGTGTAGGTCGCCGCCTTCATCGGCTTGGCGAGCGCCCAGCCCAGCGCGCGCAGGGCGTCGCGGCCGATGTCGGTCTCGACGGCCGTGCCCAGGTTGTTGAAGTTGCGCCGCGCTTCCTTCAACCCCGTCACCTCGATGCGGGTCGCCATCAGGCCGGCCCCGGCAACAGCGGCGGCGGCGCGTCGGGGAAGCCCAGCCAGTCGCCGTACTGCGGCCGGCTGGCATCGCGGCGGGTCTGGAACGAGTAGCGGGCGGTCAGCGCGAGCTGCCACCACTCGCCCACGCCGTCCGGCTCGACGTCGTGCGGTCCGTCGACCTGCAGGATCACCAGCCCGTCCGAGGCGAAGCCGTGGAAGGTCTGGCGGATGTAGTCGACCGCCGCGTCGAGCGCGGTCGGTCCTTGGCCCGAGCGCGTGAACAGCCCGATCAGGAACACGCCGGTCTCCTCGACCCACGGCTGGCTGCCCAGCGTGACGTCGCCGCGCTGCTCGGGCTGCAGCACCGCCGCGCCCCACACGTCCGGCGCCGCATTGGCGTCGACCTGGCTGTTGACCGCTTCGATATAGGGCAGCGCCTCGGCCGGGATCAGGTCCGCCCATGCCTGCTTGAAGATCGCGAGCGGCGTCGTCATTGCGAGCCCCCGCGCAGCAGGAGCTTGAAGAACACCGGCGCATCGTCGTTCGGCGCGCCGCGCCATTCCTCGACCGAGTAGGACGCGCCGCCGACGCGCACGCGGTCGAGGCGCTGCGGCTGGGTGCGCGCCGGGAACGACGCCGCGAATTGCGCCGCATCGACCACCCCGGCCACGTCCTGCT